GTGCCACTGGCCGGGAAATATGAGAGAGTTGCAATGCCATCAGTAACATCAAGATCCTCGGAAAATGCTTCCCGGTTATAGGTGCCCTGTTCAAGAATATGACCGCTAAGATTATAACGATAGATGCCGGAATGGCCTATAGCAAAGAATTCGCCCGAGGCGGAGTTGATGCAACAGACTGAGAAGAGGGCGGGTTCCACCATGTCAAGTGTAATGGTTTCTGAGTGGACAATTCTTGATGGAATTGGAGAAAAGAAGTCCACATCATTTACATAGCGAGTGATAGCTACGTCATCACCAATAAAACTTCCACTAATCCCCGGGACTTCATTCATGATGTATAGAACCTGAGGATAACGTACGTCAACTTCATGCAAACCAAGATTGGCAATTTCTGGAGAAATCGTATTTATGAGATTAGTCCATTGGTGGATCATCTCATCATGGAATCGATGAAGTGGATCGGATTCCAGCCTTTGGAAGTCCATCCAGGATGGATAACCAAAGTTGGAATTTTCACTCTTAAGAACGTGGATTAGCAAATGATGGTCATCCCAGGAACCGCAAGCGGTTGCGTATCAGCCGGTATGCGCTGATTCATGAAGTATGCAGACCGGAATTTCCTATTCTCTCCAGATTCCACGTCATACTCCCCATATCCGAAACGAATAACACCAACATCTCGCACGTTCGGGAGGATCATGAGACGTTCGATAAGTTCGTTAGCAATGAATTCTCCACCAATGACAATATTATTGATGTAGAGTTCAACGACGGTCTTAGCTTGAGTGAGAATAAGAGATTTCTCGGATGCGGCTGCCGTCGGTTGGAAATCTATTCGATATGTGCCCTCAAACCCGCGATATAGCGGCCGGGTGACAATTGCCTGAACTCCGAACGCCTTGTCAAACTCAATTGCCGCCTTGACAGCATTCAGGAGGCCATCACTAGGAATTGGGATATCGGCTATAACATATACGGAGAAGGTTCCAATTCCCGCAGAATATTCCTGGAGTATCACATCAGAGACACCAGGGACAGACAGCGCCGCGAGGCGAATTGCTGTGTGATTCGCCTTGGCCGCGCCGACGTGGGACTGTATGATTCGTTGTCTGAATGCTGGGTCGTCTTCGATAAATGCGCCAGATGATAAGGCCTGTTTATTCTCGCATCTTAGGTACTGTTTGATAAGTGAAAACTCCACGGATTCCAGCACGTACTCCTTCAGAACAAAGGCTGGAATATTGTAATCGCCACCAAAACCGCCCGCAATGATAGGAACAAAGGAGTCAGTATCCGTTCCGGTAAATGGCGCGGCCTCAGTTGTTCCATATTCAATTCGTCCACTTCGAACAATAGTTCCAACTGGAATTGTGAATGACGCGCTCGTTACGTAGGTAGATGTAATGCCGGCGGAGACATTCTCTGTGTATTGCAAGGCCGCAAGTTGCGATGCTGTGAATCCAGTTGTTGGATCGAGATAGAAACGAAAGTTTGAATGCGACAAATCCTGAGCTCGCTTCGGCGTCTTACGAGTTATACCAAAGACCATGCCGATATTATCAAGGGCTGTTCCAACTGCCGTACTTACGTAGGCCTGCAGTAGGTTGGCATTCATCACTTCATATTGTTCAGAGAGTTGGCCAGTGAATACTTCAAGGATCGAACGGATCACACTTCCTGGTGTAAAATTCGTCAGGGAAGTGTTTGCCTGAAGATATGTCTGCGCCTCCAACATGAGTTGCGCCTTGGTCTTGGAGAACATTCGCATTTATAGCTCCTGATTTTTGCGTAGATAAGGATTATCGGGGATGGAGTGCTGACCACCTTGAGAAATCGCGGATATCTGTGCCGGATCAAAGACTCTATGAGATATTCCATCCCGGTAGGAATAGACAAGTCTGGCAATTGGAACTTGTCCCTTCTGATTATTTGCAAAGACAAAGATATTTACTGACCATTCGTCAAAGGGGATAACTCTAACTGTTATAATCCCCAGACCGTGGACAAATTGATTTAGGTATATCTCTAATTGCTGAGTCATCTCCTGGGCGGTTTCCCTGGCATTTGGTTGGCCAACAAAGTTGTGAAGCGGCGTTCCATATGTTGGGAAGGTTCGCCATCCGGAGATTTCGGTTCGGACAACACGATTTACCTCGCGGAGACTCTCATCCATACCGGAAGTGAGAAGGAAATCTCCATTATCACTGATAAGTCCTTCACCATTTAGGGACATGGCAATGTCGGTCACGTTATCTCCTTCTTGCCCGAACCAAAATGTCGCTGGAGGATTTTGGCAATGGCATCTGGAATAGAAAGAATTTCCTCATTCTTATTCACCACAGGAGAGGAACCGCCGATTCCTATCAATTGCTCCACAATCGTGTCAACTCCCGTGCCACTTTGCAGTGCAAGTGATGCGAGTCGGCAAATTGCTTCGGTCACAGCCATGATTGAATGGCCTGATTTTCCGATCGACGCGAAGATTTCAATTGGTTTTCCAGCTTGATCGACGTTGATTGTGAGAAATAAATTTCCGTATCCAGTTCGGATTTTTTCAGTAGAACCGGTAAGAGAATCTGGCCTATTTTTCATAATATCATCCATTCGAATTTGATAGTCATGTCCGTAGTTTAGCAGTTATCGACACGAGCCGCCTGGCAAATTTTAATAAACTAAGATCTGGTAGTATTTCTGGTAAGAGATATGGAAAGTCCGGCCGGTAACGAAGTGGAAAGAATTGAGGTTTTCCGATTCCACCGTAGGATACGTCAGCATTACCAAGTTCAACATTGCCTAGATGAGTCATATCATCTATGATCAGACTTTCTGATCCACTTCTCATTTCCACGCCGGCGGAGGTCGCTGTCACCTTAGTGACTATCCGACCGTCGTCACTCACTTCACCAACGAGAACCGGATACTTCGTGAGTTTGTCTTTGATTCGCGTGGAATTATAGATAGGTATTGCAACACAGTGTAACCTTACCCGACCATCCTCCGGAAACCCTGGCATTGATCTTGTTCCATCACCCCACTGGATGAGAATGCATGGGGTGTCAAGAGGTATATCTCTTAGAACGCCGGTATATGGTAGGGGCGCAATCCAGATGAGTCCTTCTTCATCGGTGAGTTTCACCTGATTCGTCTTGGAATCAAACTCTGTGAGCCGTGGGAAAAACTTCAAGTCAATCATAGTGTCTACACTTCCGGGAATATGAGTTGTGGATTCGAGAGTCCTCCAATATTTCTCCAAACATCTCCAAGAGTAGAAATCTTATCTTCGAGATGAACGAGGAAGTCATCCTTCCGCATACCTTCAACACCAGCCACGAATGGTTGATTCTTATACCAGAGTGGAATGAAGTTCCCACATTGCCGCCCAAGGAGGTTTCCAAATGCGCCGGATAGGACATTCGAACCTATCTTTCCGGCACCATAGACTCCTGCCCCAAGGAAACCAATTGCGCCTATTGCCCCGGTCCATGGGCCGCCCATACATAGGGCCGCAGTCGCGGCCATGCCACCACCAGCGAGAGGAACTAGGGATAGTTTGACGGCCGCATTCATAATCTTGCTCGCATATATTCCATGAAGTATTGGAGTCATATCTCCAACGAACGAGATGAGATCAGGAACAATGATAGTATAGGCGCCGATTTCACAATCAAAGACATGCTGGACTTCTCGAACGCCGACGGGCCCATACATCTGATTGATATCATCATGTATGTACACCGTGTCAAATACCTGGATATCCGGATTCATGAGCATAGTCAGTTCTCCGGTGTACATCCTGCGGAGTTGTTCGCCAATATGTGCATTCCCAACAACGTACTCAACTGGAATATCATATATCCTTCTGGAAGATGCATCCGAATCCTTTCCGGGAGTAAAGAGTGAAGCAACCGCATTCCAACTTACCCCGAGGAACCTCTTCACGTTATCCCAGAATCTGGACCACCGATCGATATCAATATTCGGTTCGTAGATCTCGATCGCCCTAATCAAATCGGGTCTGATATTATCGTCAACATCAAGTTCTATTCTTCGAATATCTGAGGACTCGGCGAGACTAGAGGTAGGAATGGCCATTGGTTCGCCCTTCGGATAGGAAAGGATCACTCGATTGGCAAACTCCGAGGTAGCCGAAACCTTATTATCAACTATGTGATGATATGAATCCGCGAAGTGCGTCTTACAGACTCTCTCGTATCCGCGAGGTACGCGCCCACCAACCACGACACCCTTTGGATTCTCTGGTTTCCTTGTATAGGCTTGAGATTGATGTATATTCGCCAAACTAGAACCGACGAGTCGATTGTATTCATCCTCGTGGAGGATATCATATATATCATAGACATCAAACATGCCGGCTTCTGATAGGTCGTATTGAATATTGATTGAATGCCACTTTCGTCCAACCTCTCTCTCAAGACGCCCCGTAGCGACCCCACCCGTAGTCATTGGCGTCCACTTTCCATCCAGGCTTCTCTTCGTGATAAACATTGCGGCGGTAACAAGGAAGCCTACGATGCCCCGCTCCCACGTACTCTTCGTAATATAGAGCGCCGTTCTTGTAATACTCAGATCAAGGAAGTAACCATTGTCACTACGGAGAAGAGATTTATAAGCATCCTGGAATACCTCTTGTCCAAGGTTAAATCCTTTCTCTTCAAGAAACGTCTTAAGATCTTCTTCCCGCGCAAAGCGCTGTGATCTAATACTATCAAACCAGAGTCTCTTTCTCTGGACATATCGTTCAAGTTCTGTTATATTCTGCGCATCGATATACTCGGCATCGTCTTCCGCCCTATAGTAACCCGTTGATGGCCCGATGTAGAGTGTAGACCGAGACATCCTGGTATCCTTCTCATTGTATGGAAGAACTTTCATGATATAACCCGGAAAGTAATGCAGGATCTCCTGGAGGGCGTCCCATGCCGACTTTCCTCTGATTCGCCAATCGAATCCAACACCCTTTCCTCCGAGGATTTCTCGCATGATACTATTCAAACCCACGCCGGCCACGGAGTTGAATGGTAACCATATATTATCCATCCTATGATCTATCATTGGACCCCATCCAAGAAGTTGAGACGCCTCATTCCTGAGGCGCGACCACCATCCGGCACGGATGTCATCAAAGAATTCTTCCTGTGTCGCTTCCATCATCTCGGCAAGGTTATAAGTAGTTCCAAAGTGCGTCATTCCTGGAGTCTCAGAAATGATTGCGGAGGCTAGGTCGCCAAATTCCTTAATCGTGGATGTCGCGCCGACCTTGAATTCATTCCCAGCGCCAATTGGATACTGGAGTTCCGCGCCCCATGATTGGGCCAGGATAGACATCTCTGTTCCCGGCGCAATCTTCACAATTGAACCCTGAAAGACAATTGGAAGATCTTCGGGTGTACTCGAGTATCCCATTCGAATCATAATTTCGCAACCAACTCGAAGCATCAGAGTGTCAATATTTTGCTCATCGATCGTGCCACCCCTCAGTGGATTTTCCGGATTCTGGGCTGTTATATCATTGATAGTATTCGATATATTTGAAAGTACAATCGCCGCCGTTGATGAAGAACTTTCTCGGGATGAGTGAACTCGGATAGACTTCACGGCACCATATGAGTAGAAGTCATCGAACATGACCCACGCGTTCTTATCTTTCTCGATGAAATAGAGCTTGAATGTTGGAAATGCCCTAGCGACACTAAGTGTGTTATCTTCCTTAGCATTCAGTGAGTCGACAAGAATCTGCCGGTTCATCTCACTTTCCTGGTCAGTTACAATGCCCCAACTTCTGGCGATTGTATTCATAATGTTATTAGCCTTACTCTTATCATCCTGTCTATCAATCAAATCAATAAGTCCAACTTGACCCTCAAGACCTGGTAATTTGTCTTCCCAATAACGCTTCTCTCTCTCCGCGGCGAATAACTTCTCAGAAAGCGGGCTCCTTGTGAGTTGATCAAGTCTTGTAACCTGAGATTTGGCTAACTGCCTCTTAAACTCCACAACGCGTCTAGCGCTATCTATCATCTTCTTTATTCTGGTTTCCACCAGCATACTATGGACAGCATCCTCAGTCCTCTCAAGCTTGGAGAGTGGAACTGTAGCCTCGCCGGCAGGATTTACTCCATTATATTCGGCCATTGTTAGAGATAATGACTGGAGTGCATTGGCGTAGTTCAGAGCATCCATCTCAACTCGTTCCGGGTCGAGAAACACCGGAGTGTAGTAGAAGAAATTCGGAGGAAGCCTCTTACCCACAAGTTGAAGTTCCGGAATTTCAAGGTCCGGATAGGCGCTGAGTGGTTCGGAAAATGCTCGCCGCTCTATACCAATCTTCTTCAACAGGTCGGCACCAAGGACACTCTTAACACTGGGTGGAATTTCGTCATATGCCATGGCATCAGCAAGAAGTTCCTTTACAAGTTGATCGGCCCTTGATCGATATATAGATTCAATCAGACTCTCGCCTTTCTCATATGCGGCGCCGGCGCCATAATACATAGCAAGGGCTCTTCCGGCCTCGGATGTTTGCGCAATTCGCGCGCCACTCAGGAATTCCACAACGGATGGAGCCGATGCCGGGGTCATGCCAGAAAATAAGGCTCGAGGTATTGGCTTACCGAGGTTGTAGAAGAGTTTATTCCACCTCCTGGATGTATGGGGATCAAATACGCCTTCCCGATAACCGCTCCGCCATTCCTGAATTGCAAAGTTGTCCTTTGTCTCAATATCAGCAGCGACCTGATCATGAATCCTATGAAAGACATCCGAGAAATCATGTGGAATATCCATAACCTTTCCATAACCAAGTTCGATAAGACGCTTATTGAATGGAGTTCCATCCACGAGGAAGATATAGCCAAGACTCCGTCCATACTTATCTTGTCCATGAAGTTCAACGCGAACTTGTTTTCCTTCGAGTTGAGCTTTGGTGAATGCAGTGGCTGCCAATGCCCCAGGTTGAACAGGATATCTAGGGTCCACACTTTCTGGAGTGTCGACGCCAATAAGTCTGACGATCGTGCCATCTTGGAGAACTACGGTATCTCCATCGATAACTCGAGTCACTGTTGTCCATGATTGATTTATTCCAATAAATCCAGATGAAAGTTTTGATAAGACCTCTGTTATAAGTGCACTGGAAAAGAAATATGGAGATGAGAGTTTCTCATATTCCTTTGCGGTTACATCTGCCTGGACAAGATCTATTGATATGTTGGTTAGGCCCGGCTTCCCCTCAACCGTCGAATATCGAAAATTCCCGGGAATAACGTGTCGCACCCCTAAGAGAGAAAACATTGGTCCGGAGATCACCGTTGCAGTATTATTCTGGCGTGGAATATAAGATGCCCCAGCCATTCTACTGGATCGCAGAGCAAGTTTATTCATCCGTTCATTCATTATGCGAAGTTTCTGAACAAAACTTGGAGAATCCGTCTGGATATTCATGGATATGGTCCATTCCGATGACCCCATATGCTGGAACGTTGGAGTGGTATATCCGAGGAGAGAGATGGGAAGGAGTTTTGGTTTGTAGGATGCATTGATTGCGGTTACAATACTTCTATCCGCGGCGGCTGGACCAAACTCCAAAGTCGTGAAGGTATCATCCATAAGACTCTGATCGAATTCATATTCAGAGAGAGATTGGGCGAGGAGGCGAAGTTCCAGAATTTGGGGATCATCTTCCCGAAGTATTTCACTCTGATAATCATTAAGACTCTGGAGAATTGGAATATTATTCTTCATCCTCGTTATATATATATTCTCAGAATTGTCCAGGAACGCATACATATCCCCACCAGCCAAGAGTCGCTTCGGTAACTTCCATACCGCGGTGAAGCTGGACCAGATCTGTGGTACTGTCTTTACGAAATTCTCAAAGTACTGATATGAACCAGCAATCATATCACTTGTTATATCTATCCATCCGGTAAAGAGTGGGGATTTAAGGAACTGATCGATATTAGTTATCAATCCTCGAGCAATCGTCGCATTATCTGTCTTCCAATTGAGCGAATCCTTTGTCTCCCTCGCCAATTCCGCATATTTTTGTATCATCCGGAGAGAGTCCAGGGCAACATTCTTCTCTGATGCCATGTAGACGTACTTAAGGATGAGAGATGAAAGTTCGGTGCCACTTGGGATAGCATCCATGTGTGTTTGCATAGATGGATATGAAGTGGGGAATTCTGATCGACCATTGACCGTAAGGAGACCGCGGTAGTAGTTCTGGAAGACTTTGGATCTAGAGATATTAAAGACTGGAATGGTCGTTCCTATATCCTGTAGGAAGGCATATGTATTGGTATATGGTAGGAAGTTGAAGAGGTCGCACGTGAAGTGCGCGCGAAGTGATTCTGGAAAACCGGGAACAGTTGATATGTTTGCCTGGCGCAACGCTACAACCATTATCTGATCTTTGAATGATACACCAGAGGCAGCAGCAGTAACTCTCTTATATTTCCGGAGGTACTCTGGAATTCTCTTGAGGGAATCGAGGCGGCGCTTAAAGTCGGCTGGGGATTCTCTATCCGATCGTCCCTGTGCCTCAATTTGCACCAGCAACATTTCAATATCGCTTGGAGACCCCGTGGAGAGGGCGCCATCGAGTTGCTTTTGCCGCCGCAACCAAGACCCGTCGTCCGGCGCCTTTGTATACTTTCCCTTATCTCTGAATGCATCGGAGTACGGCTCTGTGAGTATCGTGGGGGCTGGAACTACTGGTGCCACTTCTGGATAAAGAATTGATTGAAGGAAGTAGTTCTCAATCGGGAGGAATGGAGAACGTCTGAACTGGGCCAGGATGTGGCGAAGTTTCTCATTGATGTCTTTTGTATCGACAAATGTCACATCAAAATCTATCACGATTGACGACCGACCATCCTTTGTGAATGGGGAACCATGTGTACGGGCAGTCGGGATCTGATAGATATTATTCATCTCGCTAACTTCTATAGAAGTCGGCGCGATGCTTAGAAATGATGCCCCAATTTTGAATGCGCCGGGTTTTGACGCCGCCAGTGGATCATCTTCAAAATCGGGATCTTCTTTGAGTTGTTCCAGCCCAACAACCTCATACTTCAATGGTCCAATGCTGAATGGTTTTGCACTATAGAATGCATTCCCCTTTGAAGTGTGTAGTTCGAAGTTCTCATCTGGACCCGATTGAACAGTGCCAACATTCTCTCGTCTATATGACACGTGAAGGTGACGAGGATTATTCTCATAGACGAGTTCATAGAGTTCCGGTCTGTAGGCGAGAAATGCACTATAGAGTGCGCCTTCCTTCTCGGGTGGAACCCACAGGTCGATAGCCAGCCCTTCGAGATGAAGGGATTCGGGTCGCCCGCCACCAAGTGTATTGGATGCCGAGGTCCGCCGTCCACTGGTTATAATAACTTCCGAACCAATTCGATTCTGCACTTCCCTGACAATATCCAGAAGTCTTGGAACGGTATCCCTTGCTACGTCAAGAGCTGTTCCCCCTGGGCCGGTATTCCAAACTAAGTTGTCGAAGCGCCCGGATGTAAGACCGCTTGGCGGGAAGTGGCTTGTAGTTCTTGGAATGAAACTCACTTGTTCTCTCTTAGGATTTTTGCGAGTTGTCGGTGCAATCTCCGCCGCTCTCTTCTTCTATATATCTGTTTCATCCTGGATTTAGGAATCCTCATATCGTTGGACTCTTCGGCAACTACTGGCGCCTCGATCTGGATGCCTATTGCGGCCTCTCTCTCGGCGGCATCTGATCGTTCTTGTTCGGCCTCGGTCAGAATTTGGGTTGCGATTTGTAATGCTTCAGATCGCGATACAGATCTCATATTATCCCTTCATTAGTTGGAATTTCTAGACTAGTAGTAGGTTTTCCCTTATTCCAAGGAATCCGTCCTTTTAGCGCAACTGATATTTTAGCGCGATGTTCTGGTGATAACGTCTTTCCCCGATGCGCCGCGCTCATCTTGGCGCGCGCGTGTTCCGTATGGTGCGTTCCCCGGCGTTTTTCTGCAACCTTTGCTATATGTTCAGGAGATTTGGGAATTCCAATTTTCGCCGCTGACATCTTTTCTCGAGTTTCATCCGAATGCGATTTACCTCTTCTTGCTGCTGAAAGTTTCTCGCGCGTTTCATCCGAGATTGGTGGCCGTTTCGACACTCCTTCTGATATTTTCTTGCGCGTCTCAATTGTATATATATAACCTAGCACGCCATCACCACCATCAGTGAGATTAGTGAGGTCGGAAAATATTCTATATAGTGCGATCCAGAAACGTTCGCATTCTTTCCATCCGTCACCGGTACCATATTCCAGTACATGGTATATAGGTTTATACCCGGTTTGTAGCAGAGATCGAATCCAGTTATATAGATGTCCGCCCTGGCCGCGTTCGGCGCTCCAGAAGTGTTGTTTATATCGTTTCTCCCTATTGGTGGTAAATCCGATATATCGGGTCCGCATAGTGCGGGGATCGATAAGTGCATATATTTCCCAGGATTTACACATGAGTACTAACTTCGCTGAATAAGTCGAGGCGATTCCGATATTTGCAAATTTATGTGCACATTGCCCCCGGTTAAAGATGAAATCAACGCTTTTAGTTGTTCCACCAAGGATTTTAGAGACTTTTCACTTGCCGTCGACCCGGTAATGACAATGATGAGACCCATAAACCTATTATCGACTTTTTGAGAGTAATTATCTTGAGTTTCTAAGGTCAGTGCGCCTATCTGTTGTCACTGCGTAGTCAGAAGGAACAATTCCAGGACCAATCTGATATGATGTGAACTTCGATACCTGAGTCCTCGGTCGGTCCATGCGTCTTATGTGCGTTCTTGCTGGAAATCGAACCTGATGTAGATTGAGAGACGGATATCCCTGCGCGGTCGATAGGTCTTCGCCCTTGAGGAGAACCGCCGCGGCGCCGATACCCAGGATGGCGCCCATCTTTGCCATGGACGCATTCCCGGACTTAAGCTTCCCAATCACGTTCTCACCAAAGAACTTAGGCCCTGGAATCTTAAACTCCGGTGGCGGGCCTTCACCATAGAGTTGCAGCATCTCCGCGGTCAGCGGAGTGCTTCTTATCATGCCCCGAATAAGGTTTGATGCCTGTCTGGTACCGAGTTGCATACGTAACTTTCTAACGATGTCGGCGATCTTTGTTATTTCTGCACTTGGAAGATCTGGCATAAACTTGGCGCCAAGATCTTCCATAACCTTGGTAGAACTTGGGAGATCCGGACGAATAAGTGCATGGACAAGGTCTTCGGCTTCTCTACCAGAGAACTTCTTCAATGCCGTCACCTTTCCGTAGAACGTATCAAGCGCATCTCCAATCTGGGTTGCATTAGGATCACCACTTGCCCTAAGAGCCAGACGGGCCATATGTCCAGGAGTATAGGCAAATGGAGTAGCGGATTTCGTCAGCGTTTGCGCGACATATCCTGCATATTCTTCCTCCGCCGTCGTTGAGAGCGATTTCACGATATCCATCCCGAGTTCTGGATCAAACCGTTGTAAGTTTCGCATTGGCATAAATTTCATTTCATCACCAAGACCAAGTCTAATGAGGCGTCTTCCCGCCATATGTCTTGTTTGTTCCTTTGGCGCGCGCGCCCAAACACCGCCATTATAGATATCCATATGCATCTTAC